GAACAACACCATCCAGCACACGACCACGCTCACCACGAGCAGAAACGCCACAAGCCGGTGCAGCGGATAGTTCGCCCTCACGTCTATTCCTCCTGTTTTCGTATGGATCCTCTCCCGCCGTAGGCTTGGATTCGCACTTACAGTTCGCCTACAGGGCGGGAAAGGAAGAATCAATGAATATCGATATGGACCAGCTCAGCCAAGCCATGGATATGGCCAAGACCAGTGTCGATGCCCTGAACGGAGTCGGATCACTTGTGCAGAAGATCAAGGATCTCCTGACGAAGAAAACCGAGCCCCTTGACCAGACGAGTAAGAACGAGCACACGGATCATGAGGAAGCGGCTGACATGCCCCTCGAGACACCCGTAGAGGAGTCTGGACAGCATGGCGCTGAGCCGTCTGCAGAGTCTGATGAGGAACGCATCGAACGGCTTGAACGGGACATCAAGCAACTGTCCGAAGCGGTCATCACACTCGCGCAGGCACTGGGACAGCTCTCGGACGCGGTCGGGCAAAACGGCGAGGCGATCATCCATGTCGCCGGGGCCTGCGAAAGCAACTCGGAATCCATCCGGATTCTTTCCGAACGCTGACTTCCTCATCTCAGCTCTCCAATGTCCTGATGTACCGGTCCATCTCCTCACGTCGGATGTGCCGGCGTGACGGGGTTCCCCGTTTGCTTGGCGGGCGGAACGTGTCGATATCGCCCTGGTTGGCGGCCTGACGCAGCCCGTCATAGTCGATCCCGTACACGGCCGCGGCCTGCGGGAGCGTCCACGCGAGCCTGTCCTGCAACGGCACACGGCTCGCATCCCTAAGATCTGATTGGGAAACCATCACTCACCTCCCGCGTAGAATCGGCTTCATGGATTGGTTCAACGTCATCAGCCTCGCCCTGTCCGCCATCGGCTGCATCACCGGATGCACGGCACTGTTCCAGACGCATAACGCCAACAAGATCGCGGAGAAGTCTCTCGGCGTCAACGAGGAAGCCAACGTGCTTTCCTCCGAATCCAACGGCCTGTCGTCCGACGCGAACCAGATAGGTGAGGACGCGAACCTTATCGCCGGTCGAGGCGTCGAGGTCACTTCCGATCAGCTCATGTACGAGTGGGCTGCCCAGTTTGATGCCAAAACAGGCGTCATGACCGTAATCAACGACTGCGGCTTCAACGCAAGTGACGTTCGAGTCATCGTCCGTCTGGAAGACGAGACCATAGGAAACGTTCATGCCGATGATGTTCCTGGATTCGAGCAGGTCGAGCTCGAACTCCCTCTCGTATGCGAGAAGCTTCGCGAAGAGGCTTCGCAGCGCAGCGAGTTCGTCATCGGCCCTGTGTTCGTCCGTCTTGATGTCCACGTGTCCTGGATCACTGAGCTCGGAACGCATCGGAGCATCCATTCCCAGCAAGGCTTCGGCTATGCGAAGCGAAAGAAAATCCTCTCCTGACATCACGCACCCCCTTGCCGCGTGTGTTGCCGGGCGGCGTTAGGAGTACCGCCCGGTTTTCTCCTAGACTCGGTGTCATCCCGCATTTGCGACGTGCGGGCCGAACAGTTAGGAGAAGAATCGATGAACCCGGCCGAATACATGCTGCAGTTCTTCAAGGTCGAGGAACGAAGCGAAGATTTTGATGATGGAATATCCACCGCTTTCTGGCAGATGCACGACACGGAGGCATGTCTGAACAACCTGATCGGCATGAACGTCAAACGCCTGGGAACCACGAAAAACGTCATTCCGCAAATCTGGCAGAAGCTATGGGAGTCGTACACCAGTCCGACGGGAAACGGATACTTGGCCGGTTTCTCAATGTCCCCGCAACGCGACATTTCTCTGGATGCGGCTGAAGCGCAGGCGTTGGAGATCATCGCTGACAAGTCACCCGCAACGCCTATCTCCATTGCCGAGGAAAGGAAAGAATCCGTATCGGGTTTCCTCGACAAAGCACTGGACGCGATTCGTGAGGACGATACCCTGCCAACATCGCTACGCATATACGTACTCAATCTCATTTCCGAGGCCAGAAGAAATCTCGACGAATGCACCATCGGGAAGGAATTCAAGCTCGAGGCTTCCCTACATGCCTTGTTCGGCGTGCTGTACATGGCTGAGACGCAAACCAAGAAACCGACCGTGTGGGAGAAACTAAAGGAAAGCATCGCCAAGCCTTTCATCGCTGCGTTGCTTTCCGAAACCGCGCACCAGCTTGTGGAGGCTGGGGACGCTTTCCTTCAACTCCCTCAGTAGCGGAGTCGTTTTTACGGAAAACAAGGAAGTTCTCATACAGGTTCTTTTCCTGCAGCCATCTGTTTGATGCCTGCGAGGCGACCATCAGCATCGCGATACCGAAGAGGATTTCCCATCGTTCCATCCGCCGGATGCCAAGGATCAGGCAGACCAGACCCGTCGCCATGTAGATTAGTGGGAATATCGCGTTGAACGGGTTCGGTTTACGAAGAGGCATGCGCGCCGATGAGCCGTAGTCGTCCGCACGTAGGAATTCCAGCTCTTCGCGGACGGCTTTGCCTATTGCGCCCAGCATTGCCGGATGCAGACGTTCGAATTCCTCGACGGAGATTGGGTTCGTGGATTCATCCGGCGTCTCGGCAGGAATGTTGATGCTCATTTCGGATTCTCCTTTCGGTTCAGGCGTTGGCGGGAGCCGTCTGCTCTGTCTTACGCAGGGCTTCGCTTGGTTCTTTAGAATTGTCTTGTGTGTACTTCCATTGGAATTGGTGATTGGGCGACCTGGGCTTCGGCCGTCATCGCCGTCGTATCCGCGGTCGTGAGCGTGTGGTGGCCGCACCGCAACAGAAGGCAGGCAGGATGGTTCATCGTTGACCATGACGATGTCGAGCAGGCCATGCTCACGCATGGACTGGCATCGTGGAGGCCCCATAACGGCCGAGTCGTTCCGGATAGGCTTTTCGAGGTTCTCAACGACGGGGACGGTGACGGGTTCAACGTGTCGTTCACGGTGGATGGCGGAGAGGCCACGATCGTGACCGTTCAGGACGATGGAATCGACCATGCCGTCATGGAATTGCCGAACGTCCATGTCGTCGCTCCCGGCGAAAAGGTTCTGGTCGTGGTATGGATCGATTCCGACGTCGCGGCTCTTGTCATTCATTGGACGCTCCAGCCGACCCGTCTGGACAGGCGCGTGTACCATCGCATCGGCGTCCAGGGGAAGATCGACCGTCAGCCATGGAAGCCCCTGCCGGAGCCGGAGCATGACCGTGGCATGAACCTGACCCTGTACCGGCTGACGCATTTCCGTGAGACGCGACTTGCACATAGGCTGTCCCGCTGGAAGCGGAACCTGATCTCGCTCCTGCGACGGCGTCGATGATTTCCAGGGCCAATCCCAGCGCCGCCACGATGCGGTCGTGACGACGATGACCATCAGGATGATGCCTCTCAGCGTTCCGCCATGCCCGTGGGCCATCGGCCATCCAAGGAGAAGGAAGCCGACCGAGACCGTGAAGAACGGCAGAAGGAGCAGTTCGGCCACTTCTCCACCAGTGCGGAACAGCACGTCGGACAGGATGCTCAGGCCAATCAGGATGGAAATGACGGCCAACGAGCCGATGCACAGTCCAAAAGACAACTCCACAATCATGGTTTCTCCTTTCGATTCAAGCGCTAGCGAGCGCTTCAGCGTCGGAAATGATTTCGGAGAGCTTGCGACCAGTGACTTGGCTGATCCGAACAAGCTCATCGAAGTTGAATGTTCCGCCGTTGAGTTTGCGGTTGAGACTGTTGCGTGGAATGCCGGTTTTGATGCCAGCTTCCTCTTGTGTCAAGCCAGCTTTTTTGAAAGTAGCTTTCACTGCTTTACCGAGTTGTTGGGATGTCATTTGTTCTTTTAAGACCTTTTTATGTTCCATGTAGAACATGGTAAGCCCAATAAAGACCTTTACAAAACTCGGCGTGTCCTATATGGAACTTTCATGTTCCAGCTGGAACTAAAATTCTTTGTATGGCACGTGGAACAAAGATTCCGACTATCGAGTCGAAGGCTCTTTCGATAGCGATTAAGCGCGCAATGACAACAAGAGATATGCGTGGTCCAGCCTTGGCTGACGCCTCAGGCGTACCTTATGGTACTTTGCGCAAAATTCTTGAATTAAACACTGTTGCCGATTACGAACAATTGCAACGCATCGCGACAGCGCTACGAACACCCTTGGCACAAATCATCGCCGACGCTGATGCACTCAGCAAAGACCCAGATGTTATAAGCGATTTTGAGGCATCCCACGAAGATATTGACATCGATAAGTGGGCTGACCGTATCAAAACCGAAGATTCAATTAAAACCAAATAAGAAGGGAGAGCAGCAATGGAATTTGAAGAGAGCCTTAATCAGGTTGCCGCAAAGGTACGCGATCTGAAGGACGGAATCGAGACTGAAGAGGCTACGAAGAACGCGTTTATTATGCCGTTCATCGGCCAAGTGCTCGGTTATGATGTATTCAATCCAACCGAGGTTGTACCAGAATTCACCGCTGACGTTGGAGTGAAAAAAGGCGAGAAGGTTGATTACGCGCTCGTGCATGACGATCAAGTTCAGATTCTTATCGAATGCAAGAAAATCGAAGCACAGCTAAGCCTAGAGAACGCAAGCCAACTGTACCGCTACTTCGCTGTCACGAACGCACGTATCGGTGTTCTGACCAACGGACAAGTCTGGAATTTCTACATGGACATCGACGAGCCGAACCGCATGGATTCCAAGCCGTTCCTCGTTCTAGATCTCCTCGATATCGATCCGACAGTACTGCCGGCATTGCAAAAGCTGACAAAGCCAGCATTTGATCTCGATTCAATCGCCAGCAGCGCGGAAGAACTCAAATACGTCGGAGCACTCAAAAGGGCCATTGGAGAGGAATTCAAGAGCCCATCCGACGAGTTTGTAAAACTGCTCGCTAGCCATGTGTACGATGGCTCCTTCTACGCTTCCGTCATGGATAAATTCAGACCGCTGGTCGGTAAGGCTCTTAAACAATTCCTCTCTGACCAGGTTAATGACCGGCTCAAGACCGCCCTAGGCGCCGATGACATTAAGGTTGGAGCGATGGAGGCTGACGAATCCGGCCAGAATGAAATTGCCGAGGATGAATCCGAAAGCAAGGAAGATGATGGAATCATCACCACTGAAGAGGAAATCGCTGGATACCGCATTGTCAAAGCCATTGCCTGCAGCGATGTTGATCCAGAACGAGTAACCATGAGGGACGCGAAGAAATACTGCGCAATATTCCTCGATGACAACAACCGCAAACCGATCGTTCGCCTTTATTTCAATACCAAACAAAAATATCTTGGAATCTTCGACGAAAATAAGAACTGCGAGCGCATGCCCATTGATACGCTCAATGGTATCTATGCATACTCTGAACAAATTCGTGAAGAGGTACGCCGCCTTCTCTAACAGACCATTTGAAAATAGTTCGAGTCCCGATGTCCGTTTAATGAATGTCAGGACTCTGCTTATAGAGGCCGCCCGCGCCTACGAATCCCGCGAGCGCCGGTCCCGGATCACGGATGATCTGGTGGATCGGATCGCCGCGCATCCGGAGGACTACGATGTGGCCGCCAACACGGATCCGAACGCGCGTCTCGAAGCCGAAACGCCGGACGAGTGACAAGCGGAAGGAATACGAACGACCGGCAGGTGATACGCCAGCTGATGAGTACTGCATCAGCCGACATATCGCCGGGAAACGGGAATTGGGCGGCGTGGCGACATTGAACAAGGAGTCTGAGCCGGCAACAGCCAGAGGCTAATTATTATTATTCATCTTTGAATGCTTTATCTTGACTAATATTGACTCATAGTTTATGGTTTCTATCAAATAGAAATGCATTCAAGAAAGTGGTGACCTTAATGAGCATGGAATATAAGACTTTGGCAAGACTATTCCACGCCGACAGGAGCGTGGACTCCTACACCAACCACGACAGGCTCGCCAGGCGGCGCCTCGAGGACGACTCCACCTTCGCGACCGGAATCGGCACGCCCTTGGGTGAGCTGTTCATCGCCACACCGCGCTGCGTGTGCATGCTCACGCAGAAGGTGCTTCTCGCCGAGCGCCAGGTATCGGCCATGTGGAAGAGCATCCCAGGAGTCATGCGGTGGAACTACATCCACCACGCCATATCCGAGGAGCTGCTCGCCACAAACGAGATGGAAGGCGTCAGGTCGACACGGAAGGAGACGGAAGCGGCCGGGGCCGCCGCTCAGCAGGCCAAGATCGATGGCGACATGGAGAAGGCCAGGTTCGGCGAGTTCGCGAAGCTGTATCTCAACCTCACCGATCGCGACGTCGAACTGCCCAAGACCCTCGAGGACATCAGGGACATCTATGACAAGATCGCGCTCGACGAGATCGACGACAAGGACAGGCCCGACGGGGAACTGTTCCGGAAGGGCGACGTGGAGGTGCAGGGGCCACACGGCACGGTCATCCACAACGGCGTCAGCGGCGAGGCCCGGATATCGGCGCTGCTCGCGCAGATGATAGACCTCGCCCGGTCGGATACCATACCGTTCCTGCAGAGGGCGATCGCCAGCCACTTCCTGTTCGAGTACATCCACCCGTTCTACGACGGTAACGGCAGGACCGGCAGGTATCTGCTCGCGCTCTATCTCAGCCATGACCTCACGCTGCCCACCGTGCTGTCCCTCTCCAGGACGATCGCGGAGAACAAGAACGAATACTACAAGGCCTTCACAGAGGCCGAGGACAAGCTCAACTGCGGGGAACTCACGTTCTTCGTATATACCATCCTCGGATTCATCGAACGCGCGCAGAAGTCCTTGATCGAGGAGCTCGGCGTCAAGATCGACCAGCTCGGCAAGGCGACCGGCCTGCGCGACGAACTGCGGAAGGAGCATGCGATGTCCGAGAACGCGACACTGCTTCTTTACGCGATCATGCAGGAGGAGCTGTTTGACACCACCAAGTCCATGACGCTCGAAGACGCTGAAGGCCACCTCAGACTGACGAAGCAGACAGTCCGCAAATACGTGAACGAGCTGACACGCGCGGATCTCATCAAATTTGTCGGAAGACGCCCGCTCAAGTTCAGGGCCTCCGAAGCGTTGCGTGCACGTATGGGTGTGGGCGCCGTATCTGACGTGGGCGGAGAGTGAGGTGCCGCGATTATGGGGAACGCGCCGGAGGTGTCTACAGGACGGGAAGGAAAAAGAATACGATCGGTCAGGTTCAGGCGGAAATTGTATTCGATAAAAAAGGCAAGGGCCGCCGCAGCGGCCCAGGAGACTCCTTCTACCACTAGGTAGATGAGATGTTCTCCACCATACACGTGAAAGAGGATTCTTAAAATCGAAACGGTTTCAAGTTTGATCGAGCATGCGGAATCCATGGGCCTGTCGGTCGTATCGTGCGATCTTCCTCGCGATGTATGCGGCTTGTACGACGACCGGCACAGACTCATCCTGCTGGCTGACTGGCTCAACCAGCGCCAACGCCGCTGCACACTGTGCCATGAGCTCATACATGCGAAACACCATGATTCGGGATGCGGTACGCAGTATGGAGCGAAGTGCGAGCGCCGATGCCGCAGGGAGACGGCATTGGCGTTGATCAATCCGGTGGATTACGGGCTGGCGGAACAAATGTATGAAGGCAATATGTGGATGGTGGCCACGGAACTGGGCGTGACCCTGCAGGTTGTCAGGGACTACCAGCTGGTATTGCGTAATACTGTCGATGGCCGGCTGACCTCTGATATGGACGACGTGCCACGTTACGAAGATCATGGTTTCACTCCGATCGAACGCATTAGTTATAAAATGGGTGTATAATTTTCCACGGTATCTAGGTTGGACGTTTTTTCGTCGGAAGGATTCGATTTGGAAGAATACTCATATCTGAACGGAAAGGATGAGAAGGAGATCATCAACGACCGCGTGGTGGAGCTGTCCCCTCTGATCCGGATTCTGGAAGAATCCTACGCCGACGTCCTCGCCATGGAGGAAAGCCGGTTTTTGTCACAGGGGCAGTATCGTCTCAAGCGAGCCGAAAACGTGAACATGCGCACCCGCAACCAGTGGGATCTCGAACAGAAGGACAACGCCTGGAAGGTCGTGGATCCGTACTATATGCACATGCAGGACGAGGTCACGCAGCTTCGTATGGAGATGCATCCAATCGATAGACGCACCGGCGGCGTCCCCAAGCCTGCGAACACAGGCGCGGCGCGGGCGCGATACACCCAACGTGAATGCCTCCCGGCGGAATCGATCCAGTGGAACATCTCTCCGAACGGCGAGCTGGCCCCTGACCTCTCAAACGCCAACCTGGTAGCTGCGTGGACCATCGTGGATGGCCGCATCCTCGTCACCCTGCATAAGATCGTCGACGCCAAGACGTGTAAATCATGTCTCGATATCCCGCTCCTCGGGAACCGCGAGGATCAATCAAGGATACGATACGAGGCCGCGGCCGAGAACGAGATGCTTATCTCCGATCTGATGGACGAGGAAACCAATCGTTCAGAAGGGAAAGCCGAAGCGGAAAGCAAGGACGGACGAGAGGAAAACGGTCCGTCCGTATAAAAAACGAAAGGAACCAGCCATGGTCGAATACAATCCCGACCGGATTGTCCTCATGCGCAGGTTGGAAAAAAAGACGCAGGCCGAGCTGACGGAGGGGACGGGAATCTCGGCAGCCAAAATCAGCAGGATACAGAACCGCATCGTCCCGTTCACCGAAGAGGATGCCGGAAAGATCGCAGCATGCGTGGACTACCCGCTGTCATTCTTCTCCATGGGCGACGTGCCGACACCTCCAACGGAGCTGACCTACCGTCGATCCTCAAAAACCCTCGTGCGTGAGATCAACGCCGTTTCCGCCGAATATGAAATCATGGCGGGCACGGTGCGTCGTATAGCGGAACGCCTTCGGATGAGGTCACGCCTGCAGTGGATCGACGACATAGCCCCCAGAGATGACGCTCCGCTTCCTAACGCAAGGATAAACCATATCGCGCAGGAGGCGAGACGCAACCTCAACCTCACCGATACAGGCCCGATCAGCAACGTGACGAGAGCGTTGGAACGCGTAGGCATTGCCGTAATGCCCATGCACAGCTCCGGCGAGGAGTCGGAGTACAAAACGACCAGCGAAGGGGTATCGAACCCGACATTGGAAACACCAGTACCCGTAATCGGATACCTCGGACGCGACAATACCGGGGATCGGCTCCGCTTCACCAAGGCGCATGAATTGGGCCACATGATCCTGCATAAATACAGGACCCACCTCACACGGCAACAGATGGAAGGCGAAGCCCACCAATTCGCTGGGGCGCTCCTGATGCCGGAAGACGATGCAAGGGCCATCTTCTCCCGGAACACCAGCATCGGCACACTCGTGGACGCAAAGGCCGGATGGGGAATATCCATATCCGCACTGGTCATGCGCATCTCGGCCCTGAATCTCATCGAGCCCAAACGTGCCAAATCGCTTCAAGTCCAGATGAGCATGCGAGGCTGGAAAAAACACGAACCGGTCGCCGTCGGCGTCGAGTCGCCCATACTGTTCAAACAGATGATCGGGCAAGCCTACGGCACAGTCGTATCCCCGACCGAATCCCGAATCGACAGTTTCACCGTATCCAATGAACTAGGCGTGCCGTTCCGATACCTGGACCTCTGGGCGGACGGACTCCAAGAAGAAGGC